ACAGTATCTTACTGAACTCAAGGATGTTAATGTATCGCAGTTGGCATCTAGTTCTACGCTACTTTATAATACTACCACAGAAAAATACGATATTAGGAAGCTGCTAGATACAGATCTTCCTAATATCGACCTAGGCCTTTTTTAAACTTTGTAAACAAAATTTTGTTCACGTGCAAAGTGATAGTCGCCATCTATCTCTCCGCCGCAGAACATTCCTGACACATTCTTAAATCCAATAGACTCAAGGTATTTGATAATCTCATCTGCCTTGGGTGCACCTTTGTTGTAATCAATATGCTGCATCTCTAGGATAATATTATTGCAATGCTTCAATACCTCTGTTGCACCCTTAAGAATATCTAGTTCTGCCCCTTGCACATCCATCTTAATCAGATCTGGTAGTTGAAAACCAAATTGAGCAACAACAGTATCTAGTCTTCCAGTGTATTTCTTTATTGACTTATTAAATAACTGATCAGCCATCGGGCTTAGTTCGATATTTTCTTTATAGACAGAATTACCACCCGGGTTTTCTGTATTCTCCCAGAAGTCAATCTCCTTGCCATCCTCACTTCCAAGTACTCCACAGGCATGTCCCATGCCTTCTTCCTCGTATATGAATTTGGTTGCATCCATTGCCTCGAATGCTATATAGTTGGCATCTGGCCAAACAGTCTTTGCCTTGTCTGTCCAGTGGAGGACGCATGCGCCAATATCATAGATTACCTTGGGTTTAAATCCACCATCCTTCATTTTTTTCAGATAGTTGATATGATCCTGTGGAAACAGATCCATCTTTCTAAGTTCGCGCAGGCGAATACGTTCTGGTGATTCTGTAGGCATCCTAGGAAGTTCAGGAGTGAATATCCGCTGACCTACGTGGCCACATACGATAGATGTATCACACCAGATTGTGTATCCTTTCTCTTTTGCCTTCTTACAGAAGTCTAGATCTTCACTGAATGTGTTTGTATGATCTAGTGCATGATGATACACAAATTGTGGGTATCCTACATCAGCGAATACTTCCTTCTTGACAAGAACGCATCCAAATCCACATCCACCAACCTCGACTAATCCTTTGCCATGCAGATGTTCATATGGTATATGACGAAGACCTTGGTCATAGATCTCAATTGTCTGATTTTCAGTACGTTGACGATATACACCAGACACAACAGGCTTGTCACAATCCAGAAGCTTTTGTAATGTATCAGCAGCAAAGATCATATCATGATCTACGGCGAAGAGATAGTCATATCCCTTGACTGTCCAGTCTGCAATGAGGTTGCGTACCTGATCTACGGCATATCCATAGAAGTATTGGAAGTGTGCCTTATATCCTTCAGGAATAATCATATCATAGATTGATTTGAATGTATCACCTTCAATATCATTCTTACATGGTATGGCAATCAGAATATTCTTTGTTCTCGCCGGTGCAATCGCTTTCTCAAATGAATGGATAGGATTGTTTGCCGACCAAAAACTGAAGATCTCTCTTTCACGTTCGAACTGAGCAGGAGACACAAGTGTCACTGTTGGATCAGTGACCGTAGAAGACACTCTTGTCTCGAAGTTGATGTTATAGATCAGATAGTTCTTCTTTCCATTTTGCAATGGACTGTGGAAGATGACATCATCACCAAAGTTGATGAGCAGACCATCAGGAATCTTTACCCAATTCTTTTTGTGTGTGAACATCAACTGACCAAAGCAGTGGATAACCATTCCTGGCTGCCACTTAAGGAAGTTAATCGATCCGTCTGTAGTCTCCGGTTGACCCATTGCAGGATCCCCATTGATAATACCAAACACGCCTGCGTCATCGGCATACATCAACGGTTCAATCTTATCAAACAAATTAACATCAAAGACAATGTCATCATTAATGATACACAGTAGGTCGTAGTTGCTATTCTCTACACCAAGATTCCATGCAGGGTTGACTCCTATATTTGTGTCTTGTACAAAGTGCCTGATTTTTTTATTTGCTAAAAGATCCCACTCGGGAGTTCTTTCCTTATCATTATCAAAAAGAATGATTTCACCGATAAGTGGATGTTCAATGAGATTAGTTAACAGTCGTTTAGTAATATCTTGACACCGCCACATTGTAGGAATGATAGCAGTGAACTTAGCCGATTTCTTTGCTAACACAGTAGTAGCAGTCTTAGTCTGCTCATCGCTATTGACCTTATAGTCATTAATAGGATTGGCATCATTATAGTTATACACGATATCTGGAATGCAGATAATGTTATCAGGATTTGCCTGTTCAATCATGGCATAGAATACAGCTGTATCACCGCCGGCCTTTAGCCAATTGCCTTCTTTATCCTTGAATGGATCGTGTCCATATTGATGAATAAAATTATCCATTAAATTCCAATTAAAAGTGCGAAGGTGGGTATATGGCATATTCCAATTAAATTTATAATCACGGTATGTCTTGTTGGCCTTTACTTCAGGAGGATATTCTTGTGCAATCAGTGGTATATTATCGGCCAATGACCAACACGATCCATATGTAAAATCTGCGCCATCTTGATACAGATTGTTGTACATATGAAAGATATTAGGATCGTTGACTAACCAATCATCTCCATCGAGGAGCATGATAATATCATTGGTTAAACAACTTCCCTGAATAGTTGTAATTTGGTTGTATACAGCACCTTTGTTTTTGGTATTTGTAATCAACATAAATTTGTCGGCAATATCAATAGGTAGTGTTGCAATTGTTTGTTTAATAACCTCTACGGTATTATCAGTAGAACAATCGTCGATAATATACATCATATAGTCATTATAATCTTGTTGTGCTACAGATGCAATACAACGTGCAATATATTTCTCGGCATTATATAATGGAGTAACAACAGAAATCCAGCGCGATTTGTGGTGTATCGGCTCTACTAGTTCTTCATGATTCATGAACCGGCGACCAAATACCTTACGAACCCGGCTATTGATCTTCTGTACACTACGATACTCAGTAATGTCCATGAACTTGCCAAGTTTCTTATATAGATGCTGCTTCCACTGAAGAGCGACGGTATCCCAGGTGCAGATATCCTTGACCTGGTTGCATGCATACATCTTCTGCTGGTGCAGATACTTGTTGTTGTATGCATCAACAACTGTGTTGACAAAGATATCGACTTGAATATTCTGATCAAGCCATGGTAATGCCCAGTTTGGTTCAACCGGATAGTTGATCTTCCATGATGCAAGATCTATTGCAGTCTCCTCTAGAGCACCGAAACGACATGTAATCAAAGGAACGTTATGGGCTAATGCCTCTAGTGTAGAGATACCAAATGTTTCAGGAAATCCTGCAGGATAAATCATATAACTGGCATCATGCAAAATGTTTGAGATCTCCTGCTGGGTAATTACACCGGTAAACTCGATATTATCTCCATGTTGAAGAGCCATCTCGGCCCAATCTTTTTCTTGTTGATCTGGACCTGCAGCTTCACGGAACTTATAGTATCCACCGATGATCTTTAACTTAGCATCAGGAATACGTCGTTTAACCTCAGGCCAGATCTGCTTGACTAGAGGAACCATTCCTTTGGTAACAGAGGCGTTGAACACAAATAGGTTCGGATCTTTGTCACGTACGTCGATCCAACCAGGATTCATGTTACCGATACCGTTACGAGTCTGAAAGATATGGTTCTTTAGGACATCGAAGTTACGGCGAAAGCCATGGTCGCAATGGGTGACATATCCAGTATGCCAGTCCGACAATGTAAAGATCTCATTAATCTTACCTTGATTAATAAGATGCTCGATCTGATTATCACCCTCGCAAAATGTATCATGCATCCAAAGACACACGTGTTTAGCATTTGTAGGAACTTCCCAACTATCAGCAATAGGGTTAATAGATCTTGAGACAATGCAAACATCAAATTGTCGCGGAACAGTTTGAGCAATAGAAACTGGCCGATATTCTACACCATCATAAAAACCAGGTTCTGAGTCGTCAGAGGTACAGTCATTATAGACAGTTACCTCAAATCCTATCTTGGCCAACTCCTGTGACATTCGGATAACAGCGGATTCTGATCCACCTAGTCCGCGTTTTTCTAGTGTTGATCCGTCATAAGTCAAACCAAGCGTATCGATAATTGCAATCTTCATAGTATTCCTCACTTCTACCATACCAATATATATCATTTCCTAATTGATGTACAATTATAAATAAAGCAACGGGATTATATAATCTGCCGGTTTCTCTATATAGAGGTTCTAATGACTGCTAATAATAAACTCCAGTTTAAACGTACTAATATTAGCGGTCGTGTAGCTAACACATCAGATAGCTCCAACACCTCATATATCGCTGCCGGCGAATTTGCCATCAATCTAACCGACAAAAAAGT